AGGCCGCACCGGAGCCGCCCGCACCTCCATCGCCGCCATCGGCCGCCACGGTCGCAGCCTGGTCCGCCGCCACACCGGACGCACCCGAGCCGGCAGCGCCAGAGGACGCGCCCGCGCCGCCACCGTTGACCGTGAACGTGCCGAACGTCGAAGATCCGCCCGCCGTGCCGGCGTTACCCGCAGAGCCGCCCGCGCCGCCTGCGCCGACCGTGCCCGCGTAGGCGACGCCCGACGTGCAGTAGACCTTGACGACGACCACGCCTCCCGCGCCACCGCCGCCGCCGCCGAGCGTACCGCCCGAGGTGCCACCGCCGCCGCCGGACCCGCCGCCCTGTATCGTGGCCTCGTAAAAGCCCGTCTTGGGGCACAGCCAGTAGAAGTTGCCGGCCGAGGTGTACTGCCAGCGCCGGCCCGGCCCCGTGCGCTGGACGCCCAGCGGCCCGGCCATTAGGTGTACACCCCGGCGCGAGTCACCGCCACGTTGAACGTCTCGGCGTTATGCGTCGAGGCGCGCAGCGACCAGTTCGTATCCTTCAGCACCAGACCGAGGTCCGTGAGGTCGGCCGACCACACCGCGACGGACGTGCTGGGCGTCACGGCCTGGACCAGAATCTCTTTCCACAGCCGCGCGTTGCTGCCGTCGTGCAGGAACAGCCGCACCACGCCCGCCGTGGTCGTGCCCGTGGCGGTGATGGTCACGTCATCAATGCGCGCACCCGCCGCAGGGGCCGTGTAGACGGTGCCGATGGTGCCGGTGCCGTCGCGGTTTGTGTTCGCAGTGGAAATCTGCGCGACCGCGGTGACGGGGGAGGACGTGAAATTTGGAGTAGTCGCCATGTCGATGCCTTACGTGTAGTTGTCGAACAGGTACAGGTAGTGGCCCTGCCGGGGCGTCCACGAACCCGTCGCGCCGTCGTTCGTGATGGTCTGGTAAGCGGTGCTGCCGCTGATGGAGGGCAGCGAGGACGAGAACGCCGTCGCGGCAACGAATGCAGTCGTCGCGACCTTCGTGGAGTTGTCACCTGCGGTCTGCGTGGGCGCGGTCGTCGTGCCCGAGAACGCCACCGTGCCCGAGAAGTTCGCCGCCGCCGCAGTGATGGTGCCCGTGAACGTCGGGTTGGACTTCGGGGCTTTCGCGTCGATCTGCGTCTGGATCGAGGACGTGACGCCGACGAGGAAGTTCAGTTCGCCGTCCGACGCATTCACCACGCCGACGATATTCGGGAACGTGTAGGTCAGCGTGTACTTGATGCCGCGCAGATGGTCGTCGCCCTGCGACTTCGCATCCGATGCGCCGACCGGATTGCTCGAGTTGAGCGACCAGATGCCGGTGAAGGTTTCCAGTGCCACGTTAGCCCCTCACGATGTCGAAGATGCCCACGGGGGCGAGGTCGTCCATGCGGGCCAGCTTGTCCGCCTCGCCCGACTGCACGAAGTCGTAATACTTGGCATTCTCCAGAGCGCGCGAGTACAGGTTGCCCCACTCGGTCCCCTTCTCCGGGTCGTGCGCGTAGATCGCCAGATGCACCAGCGAGCCGAACAGGTAAAGGTCGGGCGCACGCGAGAGCAGTTCATTGCTCGCCGTGTCCCCCGCGTCCGACAGGTTGTAGTCGGTCAGCAACTCTCGGTTGATGTCCCGCTCGGCCAACTGGATGAACGTCGAGAACCGCGCCGTGAGGTCGGAACGATGCGAGTACGCTTCGATCTCGTCTTTCAGGTCGCCAAGGTTTTCAATCATCGAACAACCCTCAACCACGGGCGCGTGCGAACGCACAGCACCAGCGGCCACAGCCACATCCGAAAACCCACGTTCAATATGTGCATGTCCGGCACACCTCTACGGCCTTGCGCGAGAGCATCCGTTCACGCCGCTCGCGCCAGTGCGGGGCGTTGTAGACCTCCAGCAGCGTTTGCCGCCGAAGGTCGCCTATGGGGTACTTCCCCTCGCCGTCCTGACAGCACAGCGACACCACGCCGCTCGCCATCACCGACAACTCGAACCACCGCGAGCACGGCGTATCCGGCACCGTGGGATCATCCGGGTACGTGTAGCCCAGCCATTCCGTGCGTCGCAGCACGAACGTCTGGAACTTCGGCCACCGCTCCCGGCAGTACGCCACGAACGGTTCATTGGGATGCCCCACCGCCGAGAGCACGACGGTGTGCGGGAACTCCCGCGCGTGCAGCCGGTCCAGCCGGCGAGCCGTCACGTCGAACTTCAGCCCCATCAGCCGCTCGTACTCGTCCGGATCGTGCGAGTTGAGCGATACCCACAGGTGGGCGATGCGCTTCAATCCCGCAATGCCCTCGATGTTCGCGTCCGTGAGCGCCGAACCGTTGGAGAAAATCCGCAGGTTCCCTAGGCGCGCGTCACGCTCGAACCGCTCGCACAGCGGGATCAGCCGCTTGTCCAGCAGCGGCTCGTTGACCTTGAACGGCGAGAAGTAGAACGGCGTGCGAAACGCCGCCATCTCGTCCACCAGCCGCGAGAGCAACTCGTCCGGCATCCGCTCGCCCTGCCGCTCCAGCGTCGGATAGGGGCAGAACGTACACGCCGCGTTGCACTGCGCCAGCGTCTCGATAGCCACTTCATGCGGCTGGTCGAGGTGGTAGCGGCGGTGGTTCTCGAGGCTCACTTCCGGGCCTTCAACCCGAAAGCAAACATGCCCGCGTTCTCACTCACCGAGATCGTCTCGAAGTCGCAGCGCAGCCACGGCCGGTAATCCGTCATCGTGGTGCGGCCAATCTGGCCGTATTCCTCGCGGTTGAGGAATATGAGCGTTTGCGGCGCGATCACCCGCGTGTGACCAGGGTCCGCCCACGCCCACACCGAGTCCCAGCACGGCACCGTCGCGACGAACACGCCGCCGGGCTTCAGGATGCGATAGAACTCCGCGAACTGGTCGAAGAAGAATCGCCAGTCGCCCTGCCGCCCCGTGTGCTCCAGCACTTCGTAGGCGTGGACCTCATTGAACTGGTTGTCCGCGAACGGCAGCGGCAGCACGTTCAGGTCATGCACCACGTGCGGCTTCGTCGCCGGGTCAATGTCCAGCGTCGTCAGGTGCGTCCAGTCGGCCGGCGTGTCCTGCAACACGCATTTCTTGCGCCAGTCGTTGCCGGCACCAATCAGAAGTTCGCTCATGCCGCAGTGCTCTGCGTCTTGGCCTCTTCCTCCTTCACCTTGCGCTCGATGAATTCGGACAAGTTGCCTTTGAATCCGCCGTGTACGAAATCGAAATTGGGCCACACCGGGATCGGCTTGCCGTACTTCTTCCGGTAGTCGTCACAGAAGGCGTAATCTTCCCCGACGAACGCATTTTTTTCGTCGAGGTAGGTGTAGAACAGACGCGGCACCGGGCCGTTCTGCCCTGCAATGTTCATCTGGATGGCGTCCTTCGCCATCGCTTCCACTACGTCGCGCCGGATGCAGAGGAACCCTGTGGGCACCCGGTCGCACAGCAGCCAGCCCTCGTCGTCAAACCACAGCCCGCCCTGCTCCGGGTGGGAGGAGAACTTGACGGGGTAGTCTTCCGGTTCCTGCCGGCGGCGGTACACGCCCGCGCACACCGGCAAATCGGCCTTCAGCAGACCAATAAACGCTCGCGCCTCGAACTTGAGGTCCGAGTCGATGAAAAACAGGTGCGTACAGTCCCGCATCTCTTCGCGCTCGAGGAACATCTTGACGAAGACGTTTCGCGCGAGGTCGATGAAGGCACCATTGCCCATGACCGATTGAGTCACTTTGCACGCATACAGCGGAGCGCAATACGAGGCTTCCGCCAACGCCTGCGCGTAGTCGCTGTCCACCTTGCCGTCGTAGGCGGGGGTGGCGATAAATGCGTGAAATACCTTCCCTTCCGGGGCCTTCCGTCCCAGGCGTCTCTCGGTCATAACTCTCCGTTGAAGAAAGGGGCCGGGTGTGAAGTCCCCGGCCCCCGAGGGGTTACACCAGCGAAGCGGTGTACAGGTGGCGCGCAGCCAGCTCCGGATACAGCGGGGCGAAGCCCCACAGGATGTCGAAGCGGCCGACCACGCGGTCGTCAGTGATGTTGTACTGCTGCACCCAGCGCATGGAGATGCCGTCCATGACCTGCCGGGAGCTCTCCGCGCCATACGGGGCCACGTCGATCAGGTCCGCCGTCGCGAAGACGAAAGCGTCCTCGTGGAACACGAGATCCTGACCGAAGCCCGTGGACGCCGCGCCGAGGCGCGTGACCGTCAGGCCCGAGGTGTTCGCCACGCCCGAGAGCACCGCGTTCTGGAACGCGTTACCCGAGCCGTAGATGAGCCCCGGCTTGACCACCACGTCATACGCCGTCGCAGCGGTCGTCATCGTCACGTCAGCCTGGACGACGAACTGCTTGAGCTTGCCCGTGTTGGTCTTGGTCTCCGGGTGAACCTCGTACACGCCCGAGAACGTGATGATGTCGCCGGCCTTGACCGTGGTGGCGGAAGTCGCGCCCGTCACGCTCATGGTCGTCTGCGACACCCACGTATTGGCCGTGGTGGAGGTTCCCAGCGCCGTGCCCGTGGTGACCGCAGAGCCCGCCATCGAGCCCGTGGTGTGCGAGGGGAGCAGCGTGTTCTCGTACACGTCGAAGCCGCCCGTGCGGCCCACGATGCCCTCGCGGTACTGCTTGGCAATCGCGGAGGTGTCCTGGAACAGACCCTTCACCGCATCCGAGAACTCGACACGCGACGCCGGGGTGAGCAGCGCGGTGCGGTTGGACAGCGGCGCGAGGTTCTCCGTGAGCTTCTGCCCGGCCTTCTGGAAATACTTGTACGTCAGCGTGGTGTCCGTCGTCGCGTTGACGCCGTTCGCCACCGCCTTGTACGCCACCGCCAGCGAATCGCCCTCGATCTTCGCGGCAAGCTGCGCCATCGCGGGGTCCAGCACCCGCTTGCTGAAGTCGTCCAGCGACATCGTGCGCTCGACGGAGGTGAACGACACGTCCACGCCGTACTGCGACGAGACACTGAACGGCGTCGAACGCTCGTAGTAGTCCTGCGTGGAGAGCGTCGCGCCGGTGCGGACGGTGTACTTCGCCGGCATGCGAATGTTGATCGACGTGCCGACCTTCGCGCCGGTCTTGGCGAAGGAGGCGTCGTATTGCCTCAATATGTTCGCCGTGGCTCGCTACTTCCACGACCGCCCTTGCGGGCTGCTGCACGTTTCCGTGCAGTTCAGACTATCTCATCACCCTGCTTTTGGCAGGGGCGCTGCGCTTCCGGCCGCTTGGCCGTACTCCCTTTCGGGATAGTCGTTAGACGTTCTCTGATGAGGGCAAATCCCACCGTTCATTAATTTTCCGTGCTGGCAGTTCATGCACATCACTTGAACGGTAGGCGGGCAGCCATTTCGCAAAAGCCAACGGTACGTAGAGACGCCCGCAGCATTTCGTCGCCCAAGCTCTTTCTTCCTGAACTCACCGCCATCGTTATTGATGTGGTCGAGCGTCAGAAAGTACGGCTCAGTTTCCCCGCAACACACGCACCGATATCCACCGTATGCGGAGAACACTCGTTCTCGTGTTGCTTTGCGACTTTCGCGTTGTGACTTGCGCGCCATTGCAAGGACGCGGCCACGATCCGGGCCGCGTAGCCGGGCGCGAACTCGCGCCTTGTAGCACACCTTGCATTCGCGGTGCGGTATCCCGGTCGTCCTGACGTAGAAGTCAGAAACCGGCTTTTCCGCCCCGCATTTGTTGCACTTCCTCAGAGCTTCGCTCGGGATTGTCATGCGCGAAATTTCACCATTCCGCGGTTAGAGTTTCCCCGAATTCACAGCGTTTGCCAGTGCCTATTACTAGGCACAGTGAACTTGGCTTGTAGCTAATTCACGTTGCCGACGAAGCCGAGCTTGGCGTGAAGGACGCGCAGCGCCTCGCGCGTGATGACCGTGCTGGTCAGGAGGTTGTTAGCCATGTGTGCTCCAAAAACGAAAAAGGCCCGCTAGGGCCTATGGGGTGGAGCTACCGGCCAGTCTTGCGCCGCAGATGTTCCTCGCGCATCCGAACGAATTCCTCCATCGAAACGGACTCAAGATCCTTGCGGACCGGAGCCTTCGTGGTGACCTTCGGCGGCGGCGGCGGGGCCTGCGTGACAGGCTTGGCCTTCGGTAGCTGCTTTTCGACTTTCCGGAACCGCATGGCATCCCGCAGCAGCGCCACCATGCCCGCGCTGCCGTTCTCCGAAATCCACTCCAGCTCCGCGTCGCTGATGCCCGACTTACGGGCCAGCGTCACGAATTCGGTGGTCTCGGCGGCCCGCTTGACGGGGTCTCGCCACTCCGGGATCGCATCGAGTAGCGCCGCTTCCTGCTCGGACAGCCGCTTCTGGCGACTGGCCTGAGTTTCGCGCTCTTTCTCGGCCTTCTGTGCTTCCAACGCCTGCCACGCCTGGTTCAACTCGGCCTGCCTCACGGCAAACTCGTGCTGTCTCTGGACGTAACCAGCGGGGTCTGTCTGCGCCAACGTGTTCCAGTCGACCTTTGCGAAGTCGGCCTGGAGTGTCTTTGCAGCCAGTTGGATGGCGTTGTCGGCCTGAGAGAGCCGCGTGTCGCGGACTTTCTCGAACTCAGCGCGAGCGGCCTCGAAGGCTTTGCGCTGTTCTGCGATTTCCTGTGCTTTCCGGGTGTAGTCGCTCTGTCGCAAATACCCCTTCTTCAGTTCTTCGAGCGGGATTTCCTCCTCCGTATCGGCCGAGCCGGTGGATTCGGAATCGTCGGTTGAACTTTCATCCGGGCTTGCGTCGGACTCCTGCGTGTCCGGGGACGCTTCGGATTCTTCCGGAGAAGTATCGGCCGCAGCCGGTTCCTCCGGCAGAGTGTCCTCTGTCGGTTCTGTCATCGTTTCCTCAAGGCAAAACGCGCCCGCCCCGTCCCGACCGGGACAGGGTGTTAGCGGGTGCGTCTAGAAATCAGGCCGCGAGTAGCTGCAGCAGCAGCGTCTCTTCCTCGTCGCGACGGCGTGCGATCTCGCGCCGCAGCGCGGCCTCGAGTCGCAGCAGGTTCTCCAGCCGCTCCGTGTCGGCAAGCTGGAGTTTTTCGATGAATCGGCGGAACTGCTCGTCCGCTTTCTGCGCCTCGGCAATCGCCTGCCGAAGCTCTGCCAAGTATTCGCGCCCGACTTCCTCCGGTGCCTTCACCGGCGGGCGCTCGGGTTCCATCAGCGCGGCAATCTCTTGCTCTATCGCGCGCTCGACCTTCTTGCGCTCGGGGTACTTGCGCCGCAGGTAGTCCCCGAATGAATACCATCCACGCCATGCATAACCGCCACTGGCTGACGGCGTTTCAATCCTCGGGGCTGCCGTCGCAACCGCCGGGAACAGCAGCAGCAGGCTCACTAGCCCACGCCCATCAGCAGCAGGGCCCCCGCCGGGATGTAGTGAATGCTCGCGTAGCCCGCCGCGCCGTTCGATCCGTTACGGTCTGCCGTCGTGCGCCACGAACCGCCGCCACCGCCTCCGTAGTTCACGCCCGCGTTGCCGACACCCGTACTCGTGCGGCCCGCGCCGCCCGTTCCGGCGTTACTGGCGATGCCCGAGTTGCCCGTGCCGGCCGTCGTTGCGCTGTCCGATCCCTGCGTGCCGTCTGCGTC